GAAAGATTAAAAGAGTTGGAACAAACTGTACAAGATGCAAATCTTGCCAGAAAGCTTGGGCATATGGAGGAGTATCGTGATATCTATGAGGAGAAAGGTAGCCTGTTAAAGTTTAAGGCATTCTTAAGAAAGAAAGGGAGGATGATTAACGATCTGAATGCCCGTATTAAAAGAATAAGATTTGATTTAAGGATGGGTGCTGATGAAAAGGCTGTTAGGATTGATAGATTATATCAGTTGAGGAACGATCTCCTTAAGAGAGTAACAAAGAGCAGACCCTTCCAGCTCTCTGCTTTGCGTTAATTTTTTATTCTCAGATCGTTCTGTGTAGGAAGGAATGAGGGCAACAGGTACTCAGGTATACCCTCATTGGGTGGGGTGGCAAGCAACCGCAACATTAAGATTGTCTACACTCTTTAGATGTTTCACAGTGAATATACGTAAGATGACCCTATCCAGCCCTATCATACATACAGCTTCATTTGTACGCTTGGTAGAATAGTCTGGCGAAGACACGTATCTATTAAACGTGAGGGCCTACTGCTTCGTCTGCTTGCCTGAAATTTAATCCGACTTAATAAAGATATGAGGCTTGTAAGTATATGGATCAGTAAGATGTACTTCATCAATCTCTCCTTCTCTTCTTTTTCTGTCTTCAATTTCTTTTGCGATCTTTATCTTCTCTTCTTGCTTGTCTTGCTGCGCTTCCATGCGTTTTGCAGTCTTCCACCATGAGACACAAGCATCAGTTAATAGTCTTGATACTACAACGCCTTCCTCTTTAGCCTTCTTCTTGTACTCTTCAAGAATTTCAGCAGGTAGGCGTATGGTTACTGGTTGAGTCCCCTTAGGAGAAAGGAATGTCATCATTTACCGGTTGAGATTTAGGTTTAGGTGTAGTGATAATTTTTTCTGCCTTTATATATGCAGACTTTTCTCCACCTTCTTCTTTAGGATCAAAGTAATCGAGGACACCCTCAATCATTACATTCTCTCCCTTGATACACTTCGCAAGTTTCTCTGCGGCATATCCATATGCCATAACTCTATGCCACTGAGTTTTCTCCATCCACTCATCTGTTTTCTTATCTTTCCATGAATTGCTGGTTGCGATACTTGCATGTGTCCAACTGCCATCGTCTGCTGCTTTAGGTGCATTACCTAAATTACCTGAAACAATTATTCTATTAAAATTTGCCATTGTATTCCTTATATTTGTCGTTGTGTATTAAGTAGCCGTCCAATATTAGTATCCAAGACAGATGCTATTTGGAACAGCCTGATTAATGTAGGGTCTGCTCGTCCAGTTCTCCAGTTATAAACACTCATCCTAGTAACACTTAGTTCCTTAGCAAATGCTGTACTGGTGATATCTAGTTCATGCATTACATCCCTTAAGTTTCTGGGGAAACTTTCTATGCTATATGACCCTACTACCATAATATTTTTCTTTCTTTTTAAATAAATAAATAAATAAATAATAAATAATAATTATTATTATATCATTATTTTTATACAAGTCAAGTGGGATATTACTATGAACAGCCAGATGTTTCACCACATGTGATACACTTTAAGCAAGATCCATTCCTCACTAAAGTAAATTGATTGCATGATGTGCAGGCTTCTCCTTCATATCCCTTGACCTTTGCCTCCTCTGCCTGTTCACCCAAAGCTTGAGATGGTGGTACATGTTCTTCTTCAAAACCAGTCTCTCTATCTGTTGAAAATCTTGGCAGTTTTGATTCATCAGGCAATACAACTACATCACCATTTTGAATTGGCTGTGGTAATCCATCTATCTCTGGTATATATACTTCAGTCTTCTTATCTATGACTGGTATCTCTGGGATCTGAGCAGGTGGTACACGAGTAGGTGGTACATGAGCAAGGTCATCTCTTCCTGAGTAATAAACTGCTAACTCTCTGAAGATATAGTCAACGATAGACGAACTCATCTTGATACATTCACTACCCTGTACTACACCTGATGGTTCAAACTTTGTAAAAGTAAATGCATCTGTGTACTCCTCCAGTGGAGTGCCATGTTGCAATCCTAATGAGACTGCAATAGCAAAGTTATTCATGAGACACCTGAATGCCGCACCCTCTTTATGCATATCTATAAAGATCTCTCCTAAAGTTCCATCCTCATATTCTCCAGTACGAAGGTATACTTTATGTCCTCCGATCCTAGACTTCTGTGTAAACCCACATCTTCTGTTAGGTAATTCTCTTCTAATTGAATCCATAATCTATTTATATGTTATAGTTTTGTTAAGTTTGTCCAGTCCTCATTAGAGTGAGTCTGTTCCTGAACTTTGTTTGCGCCGCCATCAAAATCAAGGGTAGTAATACCTGTCTGACCACCTCTTGCTTTAGCTACAACGACATCGATTTCACCTTTGTGTTGTTCCTGCCTGTATAAGAATATAATATTATGTGCCACCCTTTCAAGAGTACCACTCTCTCCAAGATCACTCGATATAGGTATCTTGGATGATCTCTTCTCAACCTCTCTGTTAAGTTGGGAGAGGGCAAGCAGTGCTATGTTGTTACGTTGTGCTGTATTTCTAAGTCGTTTAACAAAGTCACCCATTGCTTCAGTCAATGAAATGTGTGTTCGTCTGTCATCAAAGGCAAGTTCATGAAGGTGATCAACTATTATAAACTTATATCCCTCATTGACTCCCCAATTGATAGACCTCATCACATCTATTGTAGTCTCAGATGTATCATCAATAGAAAGGTTCTTAGACCATGCTTCATTCTCATCTCCTAACATCAATGCCATGTTTGTCCAGTCCTGTTCCTCAAATGTATATCCTTCTAGGATTTTATTGAAGTGCACACCAGAAACGTGACTAATAAATTTCTGTGCTATCTCTGTCTTATTCATCTCGATTGAAATGAATAGAGTTTTAATACCTCTGCGTGCAGCATCTGCAGCCAGTGCTACAGCAAATGTAGTTTTACCCATTGCAGGTCTTGCACCAAGAAGAGAGAGTGATCCATACCTGAACCCATAGATAAAATTATTCAGGCTGGCAAATGGAGTTGGCACAAACAACTCACTCATACTCACTTCTCCTTTTTCATTACGTCTTGTTATTTCTCCGACCTCCTCTTGTGCAATTTCTAAGAAGGATGAGAAGGGTCTGACAGATGATCTCTCTACCTGCTGAACCTTATCACTAAGGATCTCAACTTGGGAACTTGCATCCTCTCCTAACTTAATTTTCTCTGCAGTCTTCTGAGCTTCTGCAGCAGTATAAGATTTTCTGTATACCTTAACAATAATATCAGAGTAATCCAGAAAGTTCTCTGCCCTTGGTGGAATATCTTTTATTGCATCTAGGCAATCAAATACCTCTGCTTCATTAAAGAATTTAGACAGTAATGTTCTGTCATCTATGATTTCAGCCGAGACTGTGACACTGTCTACAGCAACGTCTTTATCATATAACTCAAGAGCAGTATTATATATGATGCCATATTGTTTATTGGCAAACATCTTAGGCTGAACAATTGTCCTAACCTTAGGTAATATATCAGGATAACTAAGGCAAATACTAAGTAAGTTACTCTCTGCTCTTTTCATAATGCACCTCCTGTAACAGACTTTCTGCTTGCTAATGTTTTCATATTGATTGGCTTTGCTTCATATGTACCATGACATACAGGGTCAAACATGTTCCCCTGCTTAGCAAGAATACAATATGTATCCATGAATGATCGTTTCTGAAATGAAAGATCTGTAGCTGAAAGGCTGCCTAAGAAAGATAATCCCCCAAGTCTTCTACAAGTCTCTGCAAGAACTGTATCCTCGAAACAAATAGGTCTGCCTGGATGTGATTTTAGTGCATGAAACAACTGGTTCCATGCCATTAATGCATCATCACTTATATCATTATACAATGCATCATAAAATTCTGCCGGACTAGGCATACCAGATTTTACTCTGGTCTTGATTAGATTTTGGTATCCTACCCTGATCTCCTGCTCATTCAATTTAGCAAGAGCCTTCTCCCAGATATGAGAGAGGTGATTATACTCATCTGTATTAGATTTCTTCCCATAAACTGTCATGAGTTGAGATACCATTCTCTGTATATCTGTTTGTCTGCTCATTTATATTCTCCATGTTGGTGTTTGTATTCCCATGTGTCATTTTTCTGTATGCATTTATGTACTTACAGTCTGACTGTGAAGTGTGTGTGTATACTAGGTTCCCCAGATCCCTGCACTGCATCATGTAAGCTGTCTTGTTTACCAAATGTTCCTTCATTTGTTCAGCTAAGAACAAAACAACTTCCTCATACGTCTGCATACTGAAGTTCTGCCCATCTGGTTTTAGTGTGAGTATTTTCTCTGCTCCCTTAACCCACTTACTACGTTGTTGGGGAGTGACTGGTGTATACTTCTCATTATGTATAGCAAGATTAATCTCTGTGAATCTTGTTATCATCAGGTCAACATCAGGACTCTCCTCTTTAGGCGTAGATTTTTTCGGTGGTTTAATAAAGAATTCAGAATCAAAATTTAACTGATATATACTAGGCAATCTTTGCCCACCATAAAACTCAGGTGTGTAGCTAATGATAAACCCGTTGGTTTCTAGGTAATTAATTCTTTTCTGGATAACTCTTGGTGTGAAGTTCAGCTTGTCTGCCAATTCTTTAATAGAAACTGCAGAACCATTATCTTCTCCGCCGGGATGATCAAGTAGAAAATACCAGAGGAGAGCTGATGAGACTGGATCTCTAAATAAGAACTTGCTCAAGTCATGGTCAACTGTTAATAAATTATTTATTTTTATCATATTTCCTTTCTTAAAATTAGATAATTACTGTTACCCGGTAACGAATTACTGTTACCGAGTAACGAATAGTAACGATTAAGCCAGACTTTCTCTGGTGATCTTATCTTTTGCCGCAGTTAAAGATGAGAGAACAACTTCACGAAGAGACTTAGGTAGATTACTCTCTCCATGTTCTGTAACCATTCTTCTATACTCATCACTAACAGCCCTGCCTTCATCATCAGTAGTAATCTTCATTGCCCTAGCATTAAGACTAATCAATTCACTATTTATAATTGTCTCGGCTGACTTACCAAGAATATTCTTTAGCATACTTGGATCAGCATTAGCTACTGTTTGATGTTTAGGTTCTGGCTCAGATTCTACAACCTGTTCTACTACATCCTTTACCTCCGGCATTACTTTCTGTTCGCCTCCTGTGATGGAAGAATTTAGCTTATCCAGCTCCTTCTCTAGCTCTATTGCACCCCTAACCTCATCAGCAGATGCAATGCCATACTCAGTAATGATACCCTTGATACCCAATACCCTGCCAATAGCAGAGGTTTCACAGTTCTCTACATGTGAAGTCTTATTCACCATAGATTTTTTGTCTGCCTGGAACTCACGGGCATGACCGGTAGCTCTTACCTTGTCAGACTCATCTAAGACTGAAGCCTTGAAGATGGTAATCATCTCTTTCTCACAGTTATAGATCATCTCGGTAACAATAGACCAGTTGGGATGTAACTCCCAGAATAAACGTATTCTTTCGTCCACTTCTACATAGTCCTTCTTACCTATCTTAGTTGTTTTAATTTTACTCATAATCTTTCCTATTATTAAATGGTTAATTAGATTAATAGC